AAATGTTGGATTAGATAAGGAAAAATTATGGACGCATTAATTGTAGACATTGACGGCACTTTAGCACATCATTTTGATATTGATGGAAAGCAAACTCGTGGACATCACGACTACGCAAAAGTAGGTGAGGATAGACCAGACTATCATATCATTCACCTCGTTAGACTTTATTCACAAGCTGGATATCAGATTATTATTACATCAGGACGTCCTGATTCTAGGAAAGGTGTTGATGTAAGAGCTATAACTGTTGACTGGTTGTTGAGAAAACAAGTACCTTTTGATGAATTATTCATGAGACAAGAAGGTGATTATAGACCTGACTATGAAGTTAAGTTAGAGATTTATGAGAACTACATTGTTCCTTTAGGATATCATATTGATTTTGCGCTTGACGATAGAAATCAAATCGTTGATATGTGGAGATCAATAGGTATTAAAACCTTACAAGTAGAACCAGGAAACTTTTAATCCCACTTAGAAAATCTTAATCTTACAAGAGCCTTTCTTACGATAGCAACTCCAGTTAAAGATAAAAAGTTGATAAAAGCAGCCATTTCAGAGCTGGTTTCTAAATAATCAATACATAATTTTATAACTGCAACACTCAATGGGAACATAATAATTGCACCTATAGCGGTGTCAACTGTTGCTTCGTGTAAGGCTTTTCTTAATTTACTATTTTGTACCAATTGCCTGAAACCTATCAAAATATACTTTACCGTTCCAATCGTAATAGAACTGTTTCATTTTTCCTGTATAAGAAGTGTTTTTTAAACCTGCATTTTCTATTAATGCTTTCTCACTATCTACACAATTAATTCCATACATTTCTTCTATAACATTAGAATTTTGAACGGCAAATATTGCATGCTTGTTTGCAGTAGTTAGTTCTTTTAATGGATACATTTGTTCTGCCCCCATTGTAATTACTATATCTACATTCATTTGATTTAATTCATCAAATGCAAAAGGAACATCTAAGTTCCAGTGATTTATTTTTATATATTCTTCTGCAATATAATGTTTGTTAAAAACTTTAGAGAGTTCTAAAGCCTCATTATCTATATCAACTAGATGTAATTCACCTACTGATAAATTCTCACAAAGTAATGGCACTAAAGGAACGCCCAACCAACTATTTAAAACTAATATTTTAAATTGTTCGTCTTTCATATAATCTTCTAAAGATTTCTGTAATTCCTCTACTAGCCAAATACTTGCTTCCATTGTATTAGGGTTTAAACTTTGCCTAAAGTCATCGTGCTTGTGTTTCATTTCATGCTCTACTTTAGCAAGGGCGTCTCCCCAATGTCTTAAGCTATTTAAAAAATTAAAATTTAACATCTTCTTTTCTTCCCATTGAATCAAATAAACAGACATATGGTATTTGCCTGAATACATGTTTTTCTACATCATGTGGCCATATATAGCCATGATTGTAACTATAAAACCATCCTATAGGAAAGTATTTAATTCTTGCTACACCTTTGTGTGCAAAGAAATTATCTAATCCCCTATAATACCATAGGATTTTATCTAAGTGTGCTCTAAAATAGAGCGTAATATTTTCTGTATCTAAGTTATCATTCCATCTTAATATACTAGAATTTAAGTCTGTAAATTTGTGTGGAATGTGTTCCGTATCCTTACGCATTGTTTCTAAATCATGCCAGTGAGTTTGTCCAAAGCATAAACAATCTTCTGGATCAAACTCTACTAGCTCGTTTATATTGTTTTGAATAATAATATCTAAATCAAAAAATAATGAATCGCCACCCTGTCTTACTATGTTATCATCAAATAGATACATTTTGTTCCACCACTTTTTTAATTTATTTCCTTTAGGTAGTGGTATAACCTTAATGTTTTTATCTAGTTCTTTAGAGTTTTCAGTTAAACAATGAAAAGTAAAGTCATAAGATAAAAACTCTTTGCAAGATTCATATATTTTATTAACATGTTTAGCAGAGTATTTTGTACCCCACTTAACTGTATAGATATTTAAATATTCTACTGCCAATGTTTTAATAAGTTAGGATCAACTAACTTGTCCTGTTTAGTATTGCCTCTTGAAGCGTCTTCAAAAGGTAATAAATCAATATTAAATACACAGAGGATTGGTGTGTCCCTATATATTTCTGTTTGTAAATCATCATCGTCCCAACTTCTTCCTCTATTATATGAGTAAGCATAATCTGCTGGGAAATGATCCCATAATTTTTTACCCCAATCTCCCCATCGCCAACTGTGATAATTATCTGTTCCGTCTGTATATGTAAACCAAATTTTATCTTGATGTTCCAAAACATCTTCCCAAATACATTCTGCTTGATCGTCGGACCATACTTGGCAACTGCCATTAGTATATGCTCCATGGGAAAGTTTAAATCTCCGCGTCTTCATTGGGCGCGGGTCTTGCCACCAACTTCTTAACTTAGTTGGTCTTTCCATATTATAGGTTAAAAGAGGCTCAATGTTATTTTGTATAATGACATCAAGATCAAAGAAAACAAATCTACCAGTAGGATTGTCGTCAGCAAAATTATGGGTATTAAAAACCATAGTTTTAGGTCTATCCCAACACCTAGCCATACCATACTTAAAATCATCAGTCCGAAACCAATACTTAGGATGAATATTGGGAATATCAGGAAAAGGAATAACTTTAATATCAGGATCGAGGCCATCACTATCATCAGTATAGCAATAAAAGTGAAAATCATGTCTAACATCTGTATGCCTCCTTGACATATTTTTTAATCTATTTACAAAATGAGGACCATATCTATCTCCCCATTTACTACAAACTATATTAACTCTCATTATTTGCCCTTGCAATAACATACTTGTCGCCGTATTTCAATCCTTCTCCTGCAAGAACTGACGTAATAGCAACACATTTTGTTTCGTAATCTATTAATTGTGTTTGGATTATTATTGTTGTAAAACTACTATTTTGAACTATTGTAGATAATTCACTATCCATTGAATCAAAATCACCTTCTATAACCATTCCATTTTTTATTTTTAACATGTTCCACCTTGTTCATTATGTATTATTTCTGGATTTAATTTTAATAGGTTATTAAAATATCCTTTATAAAAATCATTAGTAAATATTTGTTCTAATGTAAAATTATTTATATTGTTTTTAGACCAGTCATATAAGAACTCTGTGGTGTGTTCTGGAGAGTTTTCTGCTGTTGTAATTGTTAAGGCAACATGCTTACAAGGAAAAACATTTCCTGTAGCACTTAAATAAAATTGATTTTTTATTTTTCCTTCACACTTTACATGGGGACTGAATTTAATTTTTCTTTCTACATATACAGCATCTTGTTTAACTGATTTTAATGTTCCTAATTCTATAAGTTTGTAATCAGGTATTTCTTCTTTCTCTTTTTTCTCTATGGGTTTAACTTCTTCTTTAATTTCATCATTGTAAATAAATCCTGTAAACCCTAATGTCTTAGATTTTATTTTTGCCTTTTTAACATCTTCACTCTGTGCTAATGAGGTATGAGCATAATTCCAAAATACTCTACACCCTAACTCTAAAAGAATAGATGCATGCTCTAATATCTTTTTATCTGGATTGCTGGTATTAATATTCATAGTTATATTACCAGACGTTTTAAATAATGTTGCTAGAGTACCCCACCAATATTTGTCATGAGACTTTCCATTTGTATTTAAATCAATACCTATTCCCCAGTGATTAGATAAGTACTCACATATATCAGTAATTTCAGGATTGTCTGTTGGTTCTCCTTCTAAACCTTTAAAGGCAATTCTTTTTAGTTTAGATTTATTAATGAAATCACCACTAAAAGAATCTTTTATTTGATCTAAAGTTAAATAATCTCCTGTATTGTTTATTAGTTCAATTTGAACTTGGGAAGGCATATAAGGATATAAGTCTGTTGCTCGATTGTACATTAAATCTAATTGTTCGTCTGTATAATCTATATACCAATAAGGCAATGCAACTATATCTTCTTCTGTTTTTTCTGGATATGTTTTATTTGTATTTTTTAAAAAAGAAAATTCTTCTAATACATTACTATAAAATGCTTGTTCAAATTCATGACTTTCAAAAGTAATAGTATCTTCCATTTCATTCCATTTATTAAGTATGTTTTCTACTTTTTCATTTCTATGAATGAAGTAACAAAGATTTTCATCTTCTAAAATTAATTTTTCTATACCACCTGAAGGGATATAATTAAAGATACTTTTAGGATCGTTTAAGATGACGTTGGGTGTTATAAAGAAACTCTTTTCTCCGCGCTTTGTATGTTGAATTAAATCTATTTCAATCCAATCTTTTCCGTACTTGGGTACATGGAATTGAATGCCTTCTATATAACCTTCTTTCTTTTTAGTAGTTTCTAATAGTTTCATTTCATCATCAGTAGTAAAAACAATAAACTCAAAAGGCTCTTGAATCAGTTTCTTAGCCTGAGTATAAAAATTGTTTATGTGAGTTTGACTGTAATTACTGTCAAGATGATTTGCTATTAGTGTTACCATTCCAAAATCTCAATAATGTTTCATTCTCTAATTCATCAATTTTAATTTGTCTCATTTTTGGATGTGGATTAGAGTCCACATTGAAAAGACAAATTTTACATTCTTTTCTATATTTATGTGTGCTTATATCGTGTGGAAATTCTTTACCTCTATTGAATGAATATATCCAATCATAAGGCATATTATTCCAAAAATCTCTTTGTCGCCAATAGTGATAATTATCTGTACCTTTAAAAAATGTTCTAAATATTTTTTGTTCATCTTCTAGTGATTCCCAAAATATATGTTCACATTGGTCGTTATTCCAACACATTACACTTGAATTATAATATGTTCCTCTTACATCAATAAACCATCTATCATCTATGTATCTAGGATCGTCCCAACGAGAATGAATTATTCTAGGCTTTAATGCTAGTTCATCTAATGCAGTAATATCACTTTGTATTATTATATCTAAATCGAAATAAGTCCACTTGCCTGTATAACCCAACCAATTATGTGAGTTAAATACAAGAAATTTAGATCTATCCCAACAATAATTTTCTTTTCCAAACCAATATTTAGGATGTAAAGGATCTATATCTGGTATTTCTTGAGTATCACAGTTTAATCCTTCAGGGTCATCAGTTAAACATGTAAAAGTAAAACCGCTATGATAATGTTCTTGTACCATGCGATACAAATTATTAACATATTTAGGTTCGTATTTATCTCCCCATTTAATGCAAACAAAGTTCATCATATTCTTTCTCAATTTCTGGGTGTTCATCAGAACCATTTAGTAAACATATATTATATTCAGGCCTCACTTTTCTGCCTGTAAATAAGTATGAATAAACTTCTCGGTTAGGTAAATGTTCAAAAGTAAATCCTTCATGATATAAAAAAGTATCATCTCCATATGGATATCTCACTATATATTCATCTTCTTTTTCTTTATATGTTTCCCAAATATATTTTGCATCTTTCCATAACATTACACTTGAATTATAATTACTTAATGGAAATTGCATAGAGTATGGCCAATCATGTATATCTAAATGTCGATATCTATCTTTCCACCAAGTCCAAACAATAACAGGGTTATCACGACAGTAATCAAACAAGTGATCAATGGTATTTTGTATTCTTATATCTAAATCTAGATATAATATTGTACCCAAATCATTCAATTTAAATAGATTTAGCTTTTCCATGTTGCCTTGTGGCTCATGTTCCAGAGGTATTATGTTGATATCGTCGTATATGTCTTTTGGATCGTCGGTTACGCAGACGTAATTATACTTGCCTTCGGTATGTTCATATATCGAATTCACATGATTTGCACTATATTTGGTGCCATATTTTAATGTCAAAATAGTTTTCATTGTAAGTCCTTTTATTTATAAATAAGACTATATACAATAATTAAGAGAAAAACACCATTATGGCAACTGTTCACAATATAGTAATAGATCAAGGGACTACATTTTCATTAGAATTAACAGTAACTAATGATGACGGTACAGCAAAAAATCTAGCAAACTATTCTGTAGCAGCACAGATGAGAAAATCATATGACGCCACTACGAAAACGGATTTCACTACTGCTAAAGTAGATGCTACAGGTGTGATTACTTTATCTTTAACAGCAGCACAAACTACTGCTTTAAAGTCAGGTAGATATGTATATGATTGTGAAATAACAGCAACATCGCCGGCAGAAACTATAAGAGTTATCGAAGGCCTTGTTACTATAACACCAGAAGTTACGAAGTAATATAAATAAAGGGGTATAAATGGCTAAGGTCACAGTTAAGTTAGGAAGTTCTAGGGTAGTTACAAGCGCTGCCACAGCATCTCAAATAACAACGGCAACAAAATTAGATAATTTATCCGGAATAGATACGGCGGGTGTTCAAAATGGATATACATTAGTTTATGATAGCAATTCAGGTAATTGGCAGGCAAAACCTGCTTCTGATGTTGCTGCTAATGTTAGTGCAATAGATGGTGGAACATTTTAATAAATACATTAAATAGGAGAAAATAATGTCAACAACTATTCAGATTAAAAGAAGCACAGGGTCAGCAGCCCCAGCAGCTTCTGATTTGGTTGAAGGCGAATTGGCGTATGCTGAGGATAGATCCAGTGACGGTGCTTCTGCTATACTTTATATTTCTTCAATAGACTCAGGTTCTAGTGAAGTTATACAAAAGATTGGTGGTAAGTTCTATACAGACA